TGACCAGCCTCATAGCCTTGTTGGTCTTGTAATAGCATACTAGCTTGAGCGTTAGCAAGAGCTTCAGAGCTAGATTCAGCAGCTAAGCCTTGTGCAATACCTGCACGGGTAGAACCAGACTGACCAGCCATACTAGCATCACCACCCATAGCACCTAGTGTACGCCCTAGATTACGTTGAGACATATTCTCTAGGCTTTGCATACTACCTTGTAGCCCTACACGATTGCTTGGGTCATAAGCTCCGCTATATTGCTGAAGCTGTGACTGAGCAGAGTTTTGAGCTTGATCTACCAGAGCTTGATATTGCTGCTGCTGCTCACCACTAAACCCAGCATAAGTATCAGCACCACCACCATACTGAGAGTCATAGAAGCCACCTCTGTTAAAAACACCAGTGGCCTCATTTAGTAAGTTAGCAAACTCGTCATCTTGTCTAAGCGTGGTAACTTCAGTTCCGTCTTGAGACTGAGACCCTGAAGTACTACTCCCTCCCAAAGAACTTAAAGCACCCATTCCTGCTATTGCTGTTTCTACACCCATGTCATAACCTCTTAAAAATAATTGTTGTTTGTTTTGTATAGTCTGGTAATGCTTTAACAGTAGCTGGTCTTGCAGCCACTAACATTATATCAAACCCCAGCTTCTTTGCTAACTTTTCTATGTCTCTAGTAACTGTCTGTTGCCAATCAGCATACCCTTTGTAGTTGCTTATATCTAAACCATCAGAACCAAAATTAGTAACTTGTATACCTGTTTGTCCACTAGGGAAGTCAACTTTGTGTGCGGTGAAGTAGAGAGGCTTAGTGTCCATCTCTTCTTTCCACACTAACAAAGTGCTTCTACCTTCAAGGATATCATCAAGTATATCATCTACTGTTTTAAAACCATGACCTTCAAAGAAGTTGTCAAAACAAGCTCTAGCTTCAGGCCAGACTTTAGATAAGTACTCAAGAGGAATAGGTATAATCATAGTTGACAACTGCCTGTTTATCTGTTATGTTAAAAGCAGTGTATCACACAAACTAGGGTTTGTCAAGAGTTATTAGAACAAAGGAACCCAGACATTCTGAGAGGTATATGCGTACACCCCTTCTCCAGACCCGGGATTCCACGAAACACCATCAGCAAATACTATCATCCCTTGGTACTTTCGTACTGGCTCTACAGTCATCACATCTCTACCAAACTGGTTATCAGTTATAGCAATAGATATTTTAGTAAGCTCATCGTTAAGCCACACTAGAAACGGCTCATCCATTTTTCCTCCCACTATAGGGATAGTAGAAACATACTTCTGTGTAGCTGGAACACTCATTTATCACCTCCTAGATTACCCTCTACTGTAAACCCTGTCATCTTGAGTTTAGAAGTAGTACTAGAGTCACCTGTAAATTGGTAATCCATGTACCTGCCTTGTGCTTTGTTGTAGCTACGAAAAGCTTTACCTACAATAAATGTTTGAGTTGGCCTCCAAGTAATACCATCACCAGTAACCTGCCTAGTCCCCACCCTTACTTTAACAGAAGAGTCTACCCCTGTTGCCAAAGGGGTTATAGAGTAAACAAACTTCATAGAAGTAGGAGTGCCAGCATCCTGCCCATCTTTACTCATAACCCACTCAAAGGGTATGCCATCAAAAGAAGTGCTAGTAGCATAATTGTATAGTTTATTATCTTCGCTAAACATTAACATACCACTAGAGCTGGGGTCATAACTAGCTCCATTATATAAACCTATAGCGTTATCCCAAGTGATAGGGCCAGTTGCATCTACCTGAGCTTCCCAAGTTAGATCTCTTGGGGCTTGAACAATACCATTAGCTATAGAGTGACAATTAGGTATATCCCTTTCGTGCCATTCATTATCCGACCAAGACCACACTAGAGCTTTGTTGCAAGAAGTTTTTAGTTCAGAGCTAGGGTAACACACCCACATTTCTTTCTCTCTGCTATTAACAGCAACAAACACCTTAGAGCTGGACTCTCCAGTAAGCTGTCCATAAAAAGAATCTTTAACTCTGCCATCAGATACTGACTGTGCTTGCACACCATCATGTATATAGATATCATCAACACCTACAACAAAGTGTTTACCTTCAAAAGGCTGGACACAATTTGATCCTAGAGCACCTTTGTTATTAAAAACTTTCTTAAAGTTAAAAACAAAAACACCACCAACATAACTAGCTGCATACACAGCGTCTGTTTTGTATATAAGAAATTGATCTCTTAGTTGTAAACCTTCTACTATTTGCCCGCTAGTATCAGCTAAGTTAACTTGACCAGATTGTTTAGCTGGATCACTTACTGACCAAGAGTCTGGCTCTAGGTTAGGTTCAGAAGCGGTAGACCACCTAGCACTAGAGGGTAACTCTACGCTACTCTCTGTTAAGTTCATAGCAAAAAGGTAATCTTTAAAAGGTCTAAGTGTTTTAGCCTTTAGTCCAGAGGGCCAATTCGCTACAACAACAGCACTGTTACCACTTACTATTTTTTTAGGAACATCTGTACCATTATTAAAATAAATTATTTGGTTAAGAGAGCAAACACTTGAGTCTTCAGTCCATGTAAGGCTACCAACAGAGTCAACACTTGTGCTAGAACCACAGCGGTACAAACCCCCTATTTTGTTTTGGTAAAACCACAAAGGGTTACTATCAGTTATAGTAGAGATGCCTATCATAGGCTCATCAACAGTGTTAACATTATAGACTTGGGTATGCCCCAGTACGGGGGAGATAAGCCCTTCTTTAAACCTAATGTTATTCATTAGATTCCAATGATTACTGTCAACATTAAGTGCAGGCATATCTTTATTAAGCCCACGCATAGTTGGAAAATCTTGTCTATCGTAAGCCATAGGGCTATACTCCTGCTACAAAACTATTACCAGTTCTTATGATGTAAGCCAACACTAGGTAGGCATTCATAACACTCAAAGATACAGGAGGCATAGAGTGAGTGTGGGCTTGACCACTGCCTTCATAGTCTGTAAAGTTATCGTTGTCTACTCCTGTCCCAGCAACAAGACCACCACTACCTGCTGCTAACACTAACATATTAGTATTACCATGCCTGTGACTTGGCATCTGAGCAATAGTTATTGCAGTACCACCTGTAGTACCTGTATTAGTATTACTAGCCCAACTACCTCCAGAAGCTCCCGTAAGTAGTTGAGCTTTGTTAGACTGTTGCCACCCTAATCTAGTGTTGTCGCCATGAGGAACAGCAGTTTGAGACTGTGCGCCTAATACAAATCTACCTCGTAGATCTGGTATAGCACCACCGTTAGCAGTAGTTCCAACTCCATCACACAAAGCCCAACCTGAAGGTATATTAGTTGTAAGGCCAGACCACATAATGATACCACCTTCAGGGAAGTATGATTCAGTGGAAGTCACGGTGTTTAATTGACCTTGTGTAGCTGTAACAGGCCCAGTAATATTAGGTAGTGATTGTTGTACAGCCTGCTTGATAACTCTTAGATGATCATCCCCCTCACTAACAAACTGAGAGCCAGTAGGCTCTAGCTTATTTAGCTGGGAGATATAGTTTGCATTTTCTGCTGCCATTGTGTTATCCTTAATTTTAGTTTGTTAGTTATATAGCGAGTCTAGCTTCACCGCGTAGTCTTAATACTTCATCAGGCACAACTACACCTGTTTCCGTTAACCTAGTAATGTACCAGTCAGTCTCAACTAAGTAAGCTAGGTGTGGAGCTGCTAATTCTTCTGCTGTTGGTAAAGGCTCAACATAAGGTAGTATCTCTGCTTCGCCTGCTTCGACCTCTGCCAATGCTTGGGCGTAGAACCTATGACTTTTTGGGATAGTTGTATTGTCAATTGATAAACTACCGTCTTCATTTGTATTATATGTCTTCATATTATAGCTCCGCGTCTAAGGCTGCTGATCCGCGCTTGGTATACGTTCCTGTACCACCTGTAGTGAAACCTAGCTCCATTGAATTGACAGTGTTTGCATTACCAGTTGTCGTTGCTCCACCATTATCAGTGGCCATGGTTAGCGTAACAGCAGGCACATCCCTCATTTGAGTCATAAAACCAACACTCCAACGAAGGGTAACATTAGTCGTTGCTCTAAATGTTTCCCCTATACTTTTTATCTGATAGTACCGCTGGCACAAAGCCAACTCTTCGGCTATTAGTCTAGGTTGATAGGGTGTTGCTACGCTGCCTTTTTCAAACTTAATACCTGTTATCTTAAAGAACACATCAGACGTTTCCATCCTAATCGAAAAACACAATGATGTATTAGTAGCGGCAGGAGATATAGCGTCCATAGGGATTGTATAGACTACTTTAGTCCAGCCAGTAGTTACTGCTGCTATGACTTGAACACCAAGCACATTCACACTATTGGAAAAACTCGCAACACTATCAACGTATGAAACACGTAGCTCAAAATTACCAGCGGCCTCTGCCTTAACCCACGCGGAAAAAGTGTAGCTAGCATTAATATCAAAAGGGGCTGCACTACCTGTCTCTGTTAGCTCAACCGACCCGCGAAGTTGCGCTTTATTACCTACACTATCAACCCTAGCTGCATAGTTAAATTCGCTACTAGGCACATCAGTCACTCTAGTTACTGTTGAACCCCCATTTTTCAACCAGCGGTCAGCACAATAAACTGAAGAAGTTCCTGTGAAACTTGTGCCACGCTCCCATCTATCAAAGCTCCCATTGATAAATAAGTTTTCGCCTGTAGCTGTAGCATCTGTAGCTACCGTATCTAGCTTCGTGCCATCAGTAGCAACATCACGCCCATCAAAGGTACTGTTAGTAGTGATAGCACCAGTCATTGCTCCGCCAGCTAAGGGTAGTGAACTACTAACGCTAGCCGCTGCTGCTGTAGCACTTGTGGCTGAATTAGTTTCTGAGGTAGCTGCATTGCTAGCTGAAGTACTTGCTTCACCTGCTTTAGTAGTGGCTGTGGTGGCTGAAGTACTAGCTTCACTAGCCTTAGTTGTAGCTGTAGCAGCAGATGTACTAGCCTCAGATGCTTTAGTTGTGGCAGTAGCAGCAGACGTACTTGCTTCAGATGCCTTTGTAACAGCCGTAGAAGCACTTGTAGCGGCTTCTGAAGCTTTAGTAGTAGCTATGGCAGCATTAGCTGCAACACCTGCTTCAGCGGCCTCTGCGTTCGTCTCAGCAAGTTCTGCTGCTGTCTTAGCTGTATCAGCGCTTGTAGCACTGGTAGCTGAATTGGTAGCGGAACCAGCGGCTGCTGTCGCGCTGTTGGCTGCTGCTGTAGCATATGCCGCAACACCTGTAGCTGAGTTAGCTGCTTGGGTAGCTGATGTGCTAGCTTCACTAGCCTTAGTTGTTGCTGTAGCTGCACTAGCTGTAGCTGAAGTAGCAGAAGCACTAGCACTGGTAGCACTAGCAGAAGATGCTGTAGCACTTGTACCTGCTTCAGAGGCTTTAGTAGTGGCTGTAGTTGCTGAAATACCTGCATTAGTTTCAGAGGTAGCTGCTGCTGTAGCATTGTTGCTAACTGCTGTTTCACTAGCTGCTGCGTTAGTTGCTGAAGTACTAGCTGCTGTAGCACTAGTGCTTGCAGTAGTTGCTGAGGTATCTGCTGCTGTAGCACTAGCTGCTGCTGCCGTAACACCCGTTGCTACATTAGCACTAGCATCAGTAGCAACAACTGCACTAGCTGCTGCGTTAGTTTCAGAGACTTCAGCAGTATCTTCAGATAGTTTAGCCGCTGCTGCATACGCTTCAGCTTCTGCTACTAATACCATTACAGCAGTGCTTGCTGCTTGAGAAGTTCCATAATAGCCGTTAGACATTAGTTAAAACCCCCATCATTTAAAGCTGGAAATACAGCCATAGGTGAACCTGCCATCTCTGCTTTTTCTTGTACTTCTACAAAGCTAGCTTTAGCGTTCTGGTGTTTTTGACCAAAGTAAGCAGCTCTTTCTTCATCATGTACATACATATGTAGGTAGTGTAAGCAGCCAAACAAATAGACATTAGCCATAATATCAAACACAGGGTTAGTGGCAGAGTCTGTTAGTTCTGGAAACAAACCATAGTAAGTAAGAGTAACACTGTAACCAGCACCTACATTAGGTGAAAAAATAAACTCAGTACCTCTACGTTCAAACATCACAGGAAACTCACCCATAATAGAATTTCTGTTTACAGTAGTGTCATGTGATTTACGGTAGATAGTTATAGCTCTACCTTCAGTGTTTGTACCTTCCATGAACTTAACTTTTAGAAAGTCTAAAGGGATACTAATTCTTCCATTAGCATCTGTAGTGTAAGTCGTTATCCTTTCATTAGAAGGTACATAGAAGTCACCACGATAGTCATCTTCTACCATATCTATGAAAGAGTCTATTCTTGAATCAGTAAAGTCTGGACGTTCTGCCCACTCTTTAACCTCTGCTCTTAAACCAGCTTTATCTATCATTAGGATCTCTTTAAATGGCTACTCTCAGTAAAGATATCGCTTACTGCAACATTACCTTTCCAGATTCGTAGAAGTGAATTGTCCCTGTCAGCTAATCTCTTTTGAAACTTAGCAGCTAGTTCAGGGTCTTTGTTATGCTTGCCTTGCATATAAGCAAACTTATCTGTATAATTTGTATCTTCCCATGCCCACTGGTACATTAAGACCATAGGTATTCGGGCTATGTGTTTACCTATCTCTAAGTTACCCCCATCGCTGTTTCTTAATTCAGCAGTAGTATTTAGGGTATCAGTAACATCTTGAGATATAGCAGAGTGTAGTTTACCATCTTCAACTTTCCACTTGGAATCTACATTATACTGACGTTTGCTCATATGTAAAACCTATCCTTATAAATAGAAAAAAGGGCTGACTAGTATCAGCCAGCCAGCCCTTGATTAGCTCTTAGTCATACTAAGAAGCGGTTACACCGTACATTGCAAAATGCGCTTTTTCGTTCTTAACTTCAAGACCGTACTCAACAAGCATTTGCTCACGCTCACTATCACCTAGTTTAGCAAGAGGGTTAGTCTCGAACTGACGAAGGTAGTTAATGCAAGCAAACTCAGGGTCAATACCAAGAACCATGTCAGACTTAATGTCACGACAAGGGATCATGTTCAAGCTACCAAACTCAGATACATAAACATCTACGTTAGCAGTGATTACTTTATCTGTGTCAAGAGTACGAACAGTATCAGCACGACCAGTAAATCCATTAGCTACACGTTTAAGAGCAGCAGGCATGAACAACTGAGTAGGACGAGCACCGTTCTGCCAAGCTTCTTGTAAGCTGTTCTGCAAAACAGTTTCACTAAATACAGAAGCAACTGGGACTGGAACATCAGTACCATCTCCAGCAGGAGCAGCACCACCAGAACCAACAACTACGTTAGTTTTAATGTAAGAAGCAAAGTTACCAGTCTTACGAGCAGCACTGTTACCACCAGCAGCTTTAGCTTGGTAAATACCAGTCAATACAGCTTCTACATCCTTACGAAGTTCAACACCTTTTTTAAGACGTTGGTAATCTAGTTCATCACTACGACCAGCAGAGTCTAAAGCGTTGGCAGTACCAGTTACGCCATATACTTTGTCAGAGATCTGCATGTAGTTGTTCAAACGAACAGTAGGAGTTAGAGCTGAAGCTGAAGCATCTTCACCTTCAATCTTAGCATTAGTGTTGCTAGGAGCAGCAAGGCTGTCAGTCTGCCAATCAAATAGAGTGTTACCACCACCATCACCAACACCAATAGCAGATACTACAGGAGTTTCGGTAGGGTCAATGTTGTAGATCATGTCCGATAAATCTTCTCTAGTTCCGACAATTTCTTGAGAAGCGAACATATTTGCGCGTTTA